AGTAGTGTTCTCCCATATCTTATAAGTAATATTAACAAATAAAAAATCAATTTCTAATCATGGTAATTCTAACTAAAAGACGTATGAATTCAATTTAATTTTTTACACCGATTTTTTTTATCATCAAATGATGACTATTTAATTTGATATTAAATATTATTTACAACCATGATAATTCATTATTAATCTATTGATACATGACTGTCATGAATCCATTATCCTCAGAGTTTTTTCTATTAACTTTAATGTATTTAAGTTTCTTAACATTTATGGCAATATTTAAGCTCAACTTTAATATTATAAACACAACAAAAGCCATAATACAGCTAAATATTATGATCTTTATATTATCCATACTTATTAAATTGAATGCTGATCTTATATCTTTAAATCTTTCAGTACCAGATTCACTTGTGTATAGATTAGATGTTTGATAATTACTAATTATATCATCCTCCAGTTTTAATGATTGTTTCCTACCATTGCAAGTCACATCTAATTCCTTTTTATCACTGTACATTTTTAAATATGCATCCTTGTTATTATTGACATAAGTCTTAGCTTTATATATATCAGTTTTACATTCAATTTTTCCACATGTATATTTCGATAATCTTGAGTTGTATTTAACTCTGACATCAAACCCTGACTGGCAGTTATGACAACCATTAGCAACTATCTGAGTTACTCTTAATTCTTCTTCACAAAGATCTTTTTTCATTAACATTTTGCTTCTTACACCGAAAGATATATGTCCAAAGTCTCTATTCTCATGAATTGCGTCATTTAGGTAGATATTTGCTATATATCTTAATTGTTTTAAATCTAAATTCTCATTTATTGTGCACTGTTTAACATCTATACTAGAATCCCAATGACCATTGTCTGAATAAACTGGTTCATAGTAAAATGAAGTTTGATTATCTTTAATTATATGAGAACCAAAGCAAGACTTTGAGGGTGATGAACATATGTTTCCTGTATATGCTTTACCATCTTTAACAAGTATTAATTCATTAGTTATAGGGACCATATTTAAAGATCTTATATAGAATTGATCATCACTATAATCATCATAATTATCAATAGTTATTATCTTACTTATATCATTATTTATGTCCACTGCAATTTCTATCATTGGTTTTATTGATATAGTATCATAAACATCTGCAAAACTTATATAAGATATTGAACAGCTTCCACAAACAATTGCATCTGTGAAGACACATGATAATCCATCATGATTCTTTTTTACATGACTAAAGGTTTCTCTTTTAAAATTGAGAGCCTCAAGATCATCATAACATTTGTTGTGATCATTATTACAATTATATGTAACTTTGGATAAACCATCATGTACCTTCTTAACAACTTTGTGTGAGTACGATAATTTATAACTCAAATAAGATTTGATTACAGTGATTCTAACATGGTTTCCTTCACTGTAAAATTCATTTATTATCCCTTCTTTATCATTAACAATGAACTCTGTGTAATCACCATGTTCATAAGTGTTGAATTTAGTATTATCATAAACTTCCTTTTCCAGAACCTGATCCTGTGAATTGACTGTACCAATACTTTGAGTAGTTTCCTTCAAAAACTTCCTAGTTGAATCTTCAATTACTTTATCTATCCTAGGTATCTGTTCACCACTTATTTCATAAACAAAATCTTTGATATCCCCGTTAAATTGCTTTGCTGAAACAATAGGTATGCTAAATATTAAAATTATTACTAGTATGTAAAATATTAAGTGATAATCTGTTCTTGACTTAGCTTTAACATCGCATTCAAGATGAGAAAATCTATACACTTTATTACAGGATGAACATTTCTTGTTACCATTGTAGAAGTTTGAAATTAATTTATCAATCAATCTAAAGAAATACAATGTAGGGACCCTAATCAACATAGCAAATATCCAGAATGCTATTGAAAGGAATATTGATCTCAAATTCCTAATGACTACACACCATGAATGATTGAGATATTTATTACAAATATCACCTTGATCTTTAGGTGCAGCAAAACTGATTATTTCATCTCTATTTATGAGGAATGTATTGAGGTCACCTGATAACTTATAACAACTTTCATTGTACTTGACTGAATTAGTTTTGACTTCACACTCTGTATTAAAACATATCAGGTACATGTCATTTTGCTTAGTTATTTCGCTAGTGCATTTTACCTTAGATCTAGTTGATAAATAACTTGGCTTCATCTTGCTGACATAATCTCGAACATTTGAATTTGAAACATTATTTACTGCTAGTGTTATCAGCATTAGTAATAAACCTAACTTGTAAAGATTATACTTGGTTACCATTGTTTCCATCGTTTTTAATTAGTTTTTTTTGTTTTATAGATTGTTACAGATATGGGAGTACACTACT